GCACGGTACCGACGTCGTGTATGTATCGATGTCGATCGACACCAAGACCGACGAGGGTTGGTTTGTCGAGGCTCTGCTGGAGGTGATGGATGAGAGCACCAGTCGCCGGATCAGCAAGGACACGAAGCGCAGCATGATGAAGAACGCCGAGGAAGGCTATTTCAATGGCGGCCGCGTTCCATTTGGATATCAGACCGCTGAGGCAGGGAACCGCAAGCGCGTTGTCATACTCGAATCGGAAGCGGTGATCGTGCGCGAGATATTTGCGATGTGCCAGCGCGGCATGGGCGCGCAGTCGATCGCCGTCAGCATGAACAATAGCGGGCACGCGAATCGCGGCCATCGCTGGGCCAAGTCGACGGTGACCAACCTGCTAAAAAATGAGGCTTACGCTGGGTACACGATCTTTAATCGCCGCAAACATCACTGCCAGACGCTTGAGCCGGAATCCAGCTGGATCCGGACCAAGAGCAGGCCACCGATCATTGAGGAGGAAATTTTCATGCAGATACAACAGCAGATCACGGCGCGGGCGCCAGTGCTCGATCGCGGAAGTCCGAAAAGCGGTCACTTGTTCACTGGACTGCTGAAGTGTGGCGACTGTGGCAGCGCGATGCACATCGAGAGCGCAACGGGGCGCAGCAAGCAGTATTTTTATTATCGGTGCGGCGAGGCCAAGCGCGGCGGAAACTGCGACGGCCGCCGGCTGAGCGCGCCCGAAGTCGATGACTTCCTTGCGTTGACGATTTTGAACAAGATTCTGACGCCGGCCAGAGTCAGCGAAATCATTCGGGAAATCGAAAAAGCTACCGGCAACTGGTGGAAGGATCGCGAGCAGCGTCGTGAAGTGATCGTCGCCGAGATCCGTGGCGCCGAGAAGAAGCGCAAGAACCTGTTCAGTGTGTTGGAGCTGCACGGCAAGGATGCACCGAACCTCGGCGACATTACCGTACGGCTGCGGGAGATCAAGGAACAGATCGACGCCCTGGAGCGCAGCCTTATCGCGCTGGAGTCGACATCAGATCCGGAGCTCGACATCAGCCAAGACGATATTGCTGAAGCGACAGAGGCGATCCGTGCCATGGTGATCAACTGCGATGACCCGACGACGGTTCGTACCTTTTTCAGCTCGTTTGTAAACAAGGTGGTGATTGAGGCGAATCAGGTCACTATAGAATATGACCCTGCCAAAATTATGAACCACGGAATTTCCGTGGTTCATAATAAGAATGGATGGCTCCCCGACCATGGCTTACTGCGAACCATTTCGCTCAAGGTGAAGCTGCCGGACCGGCTTTCCACTTTACGCGTCGCTTGATCGAAAGGCGAAGCCTGAAACGTTGCCTATAAGGAAATATCGACTATCATGTGGTTCCGAATGCCTCGCGTTGCGGGGCTTTTTTTATGTCACGGGGGATAGGGATGCGACTGATTATTTGCGGGCTGATGCTCGTTTTTTTTGCGGGGTGCGGGAAAACTGAGCCACCAAAGGTCGAAACGAGTGCGGCGCCTGTCGCCGATGAAGCTCCGGCCAAGGTTGTACCGAAACATTTTTATGACGGAAGGGAAGGAGACAGCTATTTCTATTCGAGGAGCATCAGTGAAAACGAAAAACAATCCGGCACCGTCACTAATGAAATGCTCGAAATCTTGTACATAGGATCGAAGGATAACGGATACCAATTTCTGATAAAAAGCGGTGGCACGGATGCTAATATTTTCTCCTGTAAGTACCCGTGTGATTTCTATACCCAATACATTATCTCCGACGGGGAAATCGTCAAAACTGCGCATTACAAGAACGCTGTCGGTAGCGTGGCTTGGGCTGTTTTTGTGGACGCTGCGCGCGGTGAACTTGAGCCTGCAAAAATGAAAATTCACGGGAAGCTGCAAAATGCATGGTTTTCACCGAGTAGTGGTCTTTTCTTCCCAATCGAGAGTCTAGTAGAAAAATGAAAAGCGAAGCTTGACATCTCCAAAAGCGAAGGATATATTCCGTTCAAGTGCTAGTAACACTTGAAGAAATATTTCACCTGAGGCCAAGACGGCCACGCATGACGTGGTATTTTTACGTCTGAAGTCTACGGCCGGGCGTGCGGAGAATATAAGACCCGAAAGGGGAATAATCCCGCCGTTCCTCAGGGCGGTTACTAGCACCCGGCCACCTCCTAGTAAGGGGTGAAATTGCAGTGGTTTATACCTGAGGAAACACCATGATCAGTCAAAATCAATCCCCCATCGCCTTCCCGAAGGCCATCATCGACGGCATCCACCGCGATATCTCGCAAGCGCATTGCTCCCTGAACGCCTTGGTTGACCTATTGCGCAGCGACGGTCAGCCTGATCCGCGTTGTCTCGCGGACGTGCTGAAGTACATCGAAACCGCGCTGGAAGAATCCGACAACATCCTATCGGCACACCTGGCGCAACGGGCCAATGCGGCCAGCGGAGGCCATCATGCCTAAGTTGCCACTGCCGCGCGCCCGCGTCATCTTTCCCCGCCCCGAGACCGAGAATCTGCTGGCGGCCTGGATCGCGTATGACGCCCGGCTGAAGGCCGAGCCGAGCCTGAGCGCGGCGACCGAAGAGCGGCGCGATATCGCCGCCGATGCGCTGTATGACGTCATGTACCTGGCGTGCTCGGCGATGACCAAGGCGGACGTGCCCGCGCCGCAGAGCGCCGCCGCCTAACAACTCCCCCCCTCCTTTTGTATAGACGAAGGCAGCAAGATTGGGCAATCTCAACTCTTGCGCCTTCGCCTTGTGCCTGTCAAAAAAGATCACCGGTTACAGCTGTCCGAGGTCACTTTCCGCTGTGGCAGGCATGGTGCATTCAAAGCGCAGCCGGCCCGGGTAGATCCCGACCCGGATGATGAGGTGCATCCGTGGCGGTATTTCGCCGCGTGCCCGCATTGCGACGAGGAGAGCCCCCAGGCGCACTGGGAACGCTCGCTGATGAAGGCGTGGCAGAAGGCGACCGGGCCAACTTCCGACGAGGGCAAAGCTGCCAGCGCGGAGAATCTTGTCGGGCATCCGACCAAGGAAGAATCGCTGCGGACGCGCTTCAACGCGATGAAGCATGGCGCGTCGGCCAAGGTGGCGACGTATTTCCCTGCCAAGCCGGGCGGTTATGCCTTATGCGAGACCTGCGATGTCGATCGCTTCTACTGCTCGCAGCAGCCTTGCTGCATCAAGCAGACGCAAAATTTCATGTTGCATCACGCCGCTTTCGAGCAGCGCAAGCCGGGGGTGCTGACCGGGATGTATGCCGACATGCAGGCGGCGATTTTCTCGATCCTGCAGCAAATCATCATGACGATCATTGCCGACGGCGTGAAGCTGACGCGGCCGGAGTTCCATTTCGATGAAAACGGACGTCTGAGCCTGGCGATTTACACCGACGAGCGTGGCGAGAAGCAAACCATCATGGAAGTGTCGGCGCATCCTTTGCTCAAGGTTATGTCTGATCTGCTGGTCAAAAATAATATGTCTTTGGCTGACATGGGGATGACGAACAAGGTGATCGAGGCCGACGACATGCTGCCGGGCCAGCTGGCCAGCAAGTCGATCCCGATCATGAGCGACGATGAGTACCGCCGGCAGTCGCTGGCGGCGCTGCGGAACCTGTCGGACAAGGTGATGCGCTCCAACCAGCTGACCGCCGCTGACCCGATCCTGGTCGAATATGGCCGTGAAAACGGCATTGCCAGCGATGTGGTCGACGTGGACGTGCGCGAACAATGAGCGGCGAGCGCGTTTCCGCTACCCAGCGCATCACCGTGGCCAGCCGGGCCGAGGTGGAGATCCTGCGTTACAAGGATGATCACGCGCTGTGGCACAAGCATGTGCACGGCGTCGATCTGGACCCGATGCAGGTATTGAAGTGCATCGAGATGGACCTGTACCCGAACACGATCGACGTGTCGTGCCGCCGTACCGGCAAGACTGCGGTGAAGGAGATGCACGCGCTGAAGCACAATGCCTGCAATCCGCACCAGGAGGTCGGCATCGTGGCGCCACGGCAGCAACAGGCGCAGACCAATCTCACCTATCACGTCGACGCGATTCGTCGCTCTCCGATCCTTTCCGGCTACATTGCGCACAAATCCGGCCGGCAGCAGCTGTCGGACACCAAGTACCAGCTGTACAACGGCAGCAAGGGCATCGCTTACGGGATCATGAGCCAGATCGACGGTGACGGCCTGTCGTATGCGTCGCTGGAAGAGATGGATGACATGCCGGCGGAACGGCTGTATTCGAACTTCTTTCCGATGCTGGGCTCGGCGCGGCGGCTGGGCGTGGCGGCTGACATCAGCTTCAAGCCGCAGATCCGCATCACGGGCGTGTTCAAGGGCGCCGACACGCTGCAGGGCTTCATCGATTCCAAGGCTTACCACCTGCTGCCGATCGTGAACATGTATCTCGGCATCGAGCTGGGTATCCTGAACGAGGCCTATTGCACCCAGAAGCGCACCGAGATGCCGGACGGCGAATTCATCCGCCAATACCTGTGCAAGAACGTCGCGGCGCAGAACCACATCTGGGAGAAATATATCCGGCTGGCGCTGTCGATCGGGATCCAGGCCAAGCTGCAACCGGCTGGGCCGATGCCGGGGGAACGCTACAAGAAGCGCGGCCTGGTGTCGTTTGGTTACGATCATTCCGGCCATGGCGAGAGGCATGACCGCTTCCAAGTCGGCACTGGTAGTGTGCGAACAGATGGGAAATTTCATCACATTCCCTTACGTGAAGACATGGGCGGCCGGGACCGACGACAACGTGGTACGGCGTGACCTGGTCGGCTTGTGGCGCTACTTCAATCCTGATTACGCGATGGGCGATGCGTATGGTGTCGGCATGCTGACCTCGGTCAACGACGACTTGTACCGCGAGGGCCTGACGCACATCGACCGGCGCACCATCGGCGACGGCGACAGCAACGCGTCGACCTGGCCGCAATGGGCCTTTGCGCCGATCCGTTTCGAGGGGATGACCAAGCACAGTATGGCGTCGGCCGTGCGGGCGGCGTTCCATAACCGGCAGGCGGCGATCGCGCAGTTTGACGAGGATATCGAGGCGCTGGAAGGCGATGTCGATCCAAACCCGCAATGGACCAACGAACACCGCGTCAGCGCCAGCGATACCGGCGACTGGCGCCTGTTCGTGCGCCAGCTGGGCAACATGAAGGCGGTGCCGAACAAGTCGGGCAGCTATTCCAGCTACAAGCAGGTTGATCCGAAAATCGGCGATGACTTGTTCGATGCGGCCTGCGCCGGCGTCTGGGCGCTCACCACGCGCGGCGCCGACCACGTGCCGACCATCATCTCCGGCCGCACGCAAAGCCGCCAACAATTACTAGGAGCCGGCCATGGCTGACGAACGTCCTTACCAGGTGACCTCGACCGTGTCGATCCGCCAGAAGGGCGGAACCGACCGACGCGCCGCGCAAGCCGTTGCCGCCCTTGACCGAGGCGGAACATGTCCGCATCAAAGCGACCATCGCCATCGTCAAGGAAAAAATGCCGGAGATACTGCCGATGATCAAGCAACTGCACGCGCTCGGCCTGATAGACGGCTGGCGCGCTGTCACGATAACGAAAGGCAACGATGAACTTCATCACTAGATTCTTCCAGGGCATGCGGCGTCCATCTGTGCCGATCGCACCGATCACCAAGACCATTGCGCTGGACCCGCTCAGCTTGCCGAGTGCGCCGCACGGCAACAGCACCGAGACCGGCACCCGGCTCGGGCCGGAAAACCGTTATCGATCGCTGTACCGGCAGTTCTATGTCGATCCGGAAGTGCGCAATGCGATCCTGGCTATTCGCGAGATGGACAAGCTCGATGGACGGGTCAAGATGATCCACAGCCGGGTGGCGCGCGATGTGATCAAGGGCGGACTGGTGATGCAGTTGGCCAAGCCGGATACCGCGGTGTCGGCGGCGTGGGAAGACTTCCGCAAGCGTTGCCAGCTGGACCGGCAGGAAAAACTGAAATCCGATGCGCGCGGGCTGGTGATGGAGGGAAATTTACCCTTGCAGATCATCGTCGACGCCAAGAACAACGTGTGCAGCCTGGTGCGCATGCCCTCCGAGACGATTGTGCCAAACGTCGACGACACCGGCCAGTTCAAGGACCCGGGCGACGCGTACATCCAGCATGATCTGGTGACCGGCGAGCCGGCGTCGCATTTCGCGCTGTGGCAGCTGCACCTGATCAGATTTGATCCGGACAACTTCGACGACATGGGCGCGCTCGGCCGTCCTTTTCTCGACGCTAACCGCACTACCTGGCAGAAGCTGCGCATGACCGAAGAGGATCTGGTGATCCGGCGCCGGGTGCGCGCGCCGCTGCGGCTGGCGCACGTGCTGGAGGGCGCCACCGAGGCCGAGCTGCTGACCTACGAGGGGAAGGTGATCAGCAAGCAGAGCGAGATCACCACCGACTATTTTCTGAACAAGAAAGGGGCAGTTAACCCGATCCAGGGCGACAGCAACCTTGACCAGGTGGCCGATATCGCGCTGCTGCTCGACTGCTTCTTTTCCGGATCGCCGATGCCGAAGGGCTTGGCCGGCTACACCGACGGGCTCAACCGCGACATCCTGGAAGACCTGAAGCGCGAATTATTACGACGAGATCGACGTGCTGCAGGACACGCTGGCTTACGGCTATGAGCATGCCTTCCACATCGATCTGCTGCTGAAGGGGATCAACCCGCTCGACGCAGATTTCACGATCTGCTACGCCGAACGCCGCACCGAGACGCCTAATCAGGCCGCCGACCGCGCGCTGAAGCTGCAGCGCGCTGGGCATGCCGAAAAATCTAATTTGGCAGGAACTGGGCTATGACCCGGCCTACATCAACGAGATGCTGGAACATCAAGCCAACACGATGGACCCGTACCCGGAAGACGACGTAGAGCCAGCCCCGGTGGTGCCGAGCGTGAGCATCACGCCTGGCAACGGCCGCAAGGGCCAGTCGGCGACCAGCATCACGCATCGCTGATGGCACTGACACCGCAACAGCGGGCAGTGCTCGCGGCATCCGCCACCGGGCGCGAGGAGATGCGCAAGCTCGACGCGCAGGCCTTGGCCGACGTGCAACGGCAGTACGACGCCGCGGTGCAGGACATCCGGCAGATGATCGCCGCCGTGGCCGGTGCCGCCGGCATCGTCTCGGCTGCTGCCTTGCCTTCATTGTTGCTGCAGATCCAGGCGCGTCTCGGCAATCTGGCCGGCGCACGCAATGCGACGCTGGCGCACGGCATCGATCAGGCGGCGACGATCGGCGCCACACCGTTCACCCCGACCGTCAACGCCGCGCAGCTGGACCACATCCGGATCGAGGCGGCAAAGTCGACGCGGGATTTTGTCGGCAGCGACAAGCTGAAGCTGTCGGACCGGATTTGGAGAATCGATCGGCATGCGCAAGAGATCGTAAGCCAAGCGGTCCAGAACGCGGTCGTGCGCGGTGAAGGGGCGGCGCAGGCGGCGCGCGACTTTCTGGCGCGCGGCATTGCACCGCCGAGCGATATCGCGCTGGCCAAGAACGCCGCGACCGCCAGCAATATCGGCGCGTCGGTCGAAGAAGGCTTGATGACTGGGCGCGGGGCGCCGCTCGACAATGCGCTGCGCGTGATGCGCACGGAAATCAACCGCACGCACACCACGGCGTACCAGAAAGGTGCTGCGGCCGACGACGGTTCTGTCGGTACGCAGTTCATGCTGTCGCCACGCCATCCACGCGTCGATATCTGCGACATGCACGCCCGCGCCAATCTGTTCGGCCTCGGAGCCGGGGTCTACCCGCATGGACAGAGCCCGCTGCCGGCACATCCGAACACCTTGAGCTTCGAAGTGATCGTGTATCGCGATGAGGTGACGGCGGAAGATCGCGCCGGCCAGCAGAGCGTGACCGAGTTTCTGGACACGGTGCCGAGCAA